ACTTCAAGACGTATTGTCCGTTTTTCGAGAGGTACAACCATCTCCTTTTCATCAATCTCCTGTACTGCAAACTCTGCGGAGTCTGACTCTTCCGCAGGTTTCGTCGCACCCTTTGGCATGTCAAAATTGCCTCTAAGTGGACGCTGAAGAATATCTGAATCAATAGGATTTACTCCAGTGTAGAGGCGCATGAATTCCCAAGGCGCGGGGAAGGGCTTAAATTTTATCGACATAACCTGAGCGTTGGCATCTTTTTCATATTGCAGAAATAAATCCACCGCCTCTTTCGTGTCGTATCCCTCTCCGAGCTCTAGGTCTCCAAAATCCTCTACACTGGGATGATACTCATTTATCAGCTTCTCAAAATAGTATCTTGCACAGTCATAAAAGTCTGGGTATAGAAACCCTCCAGACACAACCAGCCCCATACATCGCGAAACGATCCTTCTAATTCTTGATCGTTCTTTCTCTCCAGGGGCTATGTGTGGACGGACAAAAGAGGCGAACAATTTTTGTTCATCTGGCAGGGGGAGATACACGGTCTGCCCACCAAATGTCATTCGCTTTATCCTCTGCCCTAGAATTTTACTTTCAGTTATCTCTTTCACCATTTCCCCGGTGGCATCAAGCACATGCTCTTTACCGAGGGTTTCTGGGTGGAGGGTCATACCATGCGCCGTAAAACTTTTGTCCATTTCCACAATAAAACGGTCAATACTATCTTCATCAGTAAACTTTCTGAAGACGTACTTCCCTTCTTTTTGCGACACTAGACATGGTAATAAGGCGTTGGTGACCTTCAGATAATCCATGAAAGTTGTTCCGGGTACTCCTGACTTTAATATGCACTGTATTAAGAACACTAACGAGTCTTCCATCAGCACGGGAGTGGCTATCGCGTGATGTACAGCGAGTGTGGCTATCGTTCGCCAAACCTGAGGGGCGAACGGAACCAACGAGAGTATTATCCGGGTCATCGGAGAAACATCTGAGTAACGAAATGTCCCATCCAATCCTTTAACATCTGGAGTAAGAAGAAAAACTCTTCCATCCAGTAGTTTCACAAGGATGTGGACATCATCAGCATACACAAACGGACACGCCCGACCCGGTTCTAACAGTCTCGCCACCCGCCAGACGTATTCGGCTCCACCATCAGCCCAAGAAAAACCGGGCATGTAAGAACTGTTCATATCATCTTGGAAAGTCACGATATTTTTGAGTAATACGTCGAAAAACATCGAATATAAGAGTTGAAAAGCTGCGGGGTACACAAAGTAAGGGCGCACTTTTTCAAAGTATTTTATTGTCTCCAACAACTCCATCTTATTCTTTATCAGAACAGTGAAATTTGAAGGGTTTGCTTTGATATACGCTTTTATTACTGTCATACCTCCTTGAAACATCTTAAACAACTCATTAACTCGAAGCAACAACGGCCCAATAACATCGATCTTATCCGTATCTGGGGGATATGGCATCCCTGCAGACGATCGCCAGTTCGGAACATACGAGGTTTCACTAAGCTTGTTGGGGAATTGCTCTTCTTTCGGTCTCGTTATAGTATACCAAACGAGAAGATCAACATGCCATCCAGCTTCAGGTTTTGCGGGGTTTGAGGTAGCATTCTTGACTAGGCGTTTTAACAAAGCCCGCTGGTTCCCGGACGTCATAATTGTATTTCGTGCGAGTTCCAGTTTATCATTTGCTTCCGAATCCCCGAGAATATTCCGTACGATAGCTAGGGCGATTTTATCTAACTGCATGTTAACGTATTTCAAAACGTTAGTAGCAGCCCTTGGCTCGCCCATAATAGAGTACGGTTTCTTCCATTCCCTTGGCCTGATAACACCATCAATCCGCTTGGTATCATACAGCTTTAAAACGGCAGAAAGGTAATCAGGGGTTGGTAGTTTCTTTGGCTGGGTAGGCGGCAACGGAAAGGCTATGAAGTTTCCTTCTTGCTTATGGTCCACCGCAGGAGATGGATTGAAATTATCCCTTGCGATTTGCAATAATCTTTCCGTATTAGGCCCACCCGCTTGCACTAACTCCAACGCCTCACTAAACTTTAAGCCGAAATTTCGCGAAATAACATTAGCATTCGAACCGTCACTCATGGCGGGTGATTGGGGGGATTTTATATACCGATCCCTCGGTGTCGTGATAAGGAGACCACGAACTCTTTTGGCCATCTTACCAAGTCAAGAATAGGCCAGACACACTTCACATAAGGGAACACCACAATCGGTCCAAATCAATTCAAATTTTTATTTTTCTTTTTGATTTTTATAAAACTATAAACATACTCAAAGCACTAGGGCAGTTTCTGCCCCGGTTTCTTTGTGGGCTGCGGACGCGTAGGAATTGTTATCATTTCATACGCAGGGGATGGAGGCTCCTCAGAAGTAGTTAACGGACGATCTATTACGTCAACATGATAAGTGGCAGACGGACTGCCTTTCTTACGATGTTTTGCCTTAACTCTTTGGAGAGACTTTGCTCCCATTAATCCACGGATCACAGAACCGGCGACACTAACAAGACCGCCGCCCATGGGGCCAACCGCTGCGGTGGCAGCTTTCTCTGCAAGGGGCTGTAAGATATTAAGCATCTTACTGAACATAGCGTCTATATCACAGACGGTCATAGCTTTGCCATATATGACAGGAGTAACATTAACATTTGCCAAATCCGGCACGGATTCAACATGTTGAATGTACTCTATTTCAATGGACATGCCCGCAAGCAAACCAGTACACACCAACATCGGATAACTTTCACCGTGATTGTCATCGATGTAACCAACGGCGGCGGAATTGAGAAAATCATCGGATAGGAACGTAGCTTGACTATCGTCAGGGTACCAGACAGCTTCTCCGACGCAGTTTCCCGATACGGTCTGAGGGCACAATTTTAGGTTCGGATTGTTGGCGAAATAAGTATATGGGAGGGCATGCAAGTAATTTTGGACATTACCGGGTGTTCCACTCGCTGGCACAGTGCCTGAAAAGACACGGGGAGGGTTGGTTGTCTCCGGATAATTTATACTTACTCGTACGCCACGACCTATAGTCCTCATCGAACCAATATTCGAACCAGCCAGTGCCCCAACATTCGCGTAGGGGAGATAACCTGCAGTCACAGAAACGCCGGCCAGAAACGTTTGCAAGTTTATTACCAACGAAGATGCCGCGGCGACGTCGTAAGCGAAGGGTGTATGGACGAAAACTTGGGAGTCTGATGTAGCGGCTGTAGTGCTGATGTTTCTGCCGTAAAGGGTAAAAACATTGGTGGGATATGGTATATCTCCCAACGGCAATGGTGCCCTTTGAAACGGATTCATCATACACTGCGCCCATCTACTGGCACACTTTAATTCCAAGGCTTCGTCGGCAAGCACCACTTTCAAGATGTTTGCCTTACGCTCTTCATCCTTACGAGGCCGCTCCTCATCTTTGTTGTTCAAAACATGCGACTCGTGACGAATTTTGTCACCCTGGACATCTCGTCGTTCTTTCTCCGTTGTGGTCTTCATGACCTCTGCCTTTTTGTGATGAGTCGATTCAGACATAAAAAGGACTAACTGGGGATTATTTTGCTAAGCAGGGTAATCATCCCGTCGTGAGAATAAGATCTCACGAAATCCTCATGTTTAACTGGAAAAATAAAACCCTCGCCCCCGACCTAAATGCGCGTGTGGGTCCGCTACATGGCTTTCCATCTAAGGGCCACCATGGTTTGGGCACTACGGGTAGTATCGGGGGCCGTCCTACGTACCTACTGAAGGATAACCTCACCTTGGCGTGGAGCATAAAACTAAACACTATTATACTAATGTATCAACACTGAGACTGGTCAACTCTGTCATGACGGTGATACTCAGATCAACACGTACTATTTCCGTACTAGGATTCGGGTAAACATCGTGTTGAGAGAGAACACCGCCATAGACATGATTGCCAGCGTCAGCGAGGGAACAGATGGGTTATTCAGCCACAAATTAAAATTACTCCTATTTAACCAA